CGTAGTTAAAGTTTTGTCCAACAATGTCCTTCTCCCATAGTACCTTAGCTAACATCACCCAGATGGTTGCAAGGTCTGAATTCGGTATAGTCGAGATACCCCCTGAATTCCATAGAGGTACAGTCATTCCATGTGATTTACTGAATGACAGTCCTATGCAGATAGGAAGACAGTGACCACCTGCCTCAATATCCACAGACATCTTCGAATACTGCGAACCTTTGTACCTCTCCAGAAACTCATACAAATCCCCTGAATTTCGGCAAATCTGTAGTGTACGTGATGGTAATTCGAGTATTGGACTGAATGACTCCTCAAGTGCGCGTTTACAATCGAAGATGATTACCTGACGATTCCAATATCCTTTAATCTCTCCACCAGTATGACTATGTAACAAATCTTTGGGATGATAGGTAGGCACAAACTTCGTCCCCATTCCCCATTGAAGTGATCCTCTGAAATGAGCAATTTTGGTTTTTCCCGATAATGCCCACAGAGCAGTCCCACCGAGAGCCAGTATGACGTTGGGTTTAATTTCACTTATTTCGGTCCTCAGTTCATTCAGTTGTTGATCTATATCGATTCCAGCATTACGCGCGCGTACATGAAATGGAATCTTCTTCTTATCGAGATTCGGTGGGACTTCATATTTCGATACAGTCGTAATCCACGCGTTGTTACGACTAATCCCTGCATCTCCCAACAGTCTATCTACTTCACGTCCCACCGAACCTGATAGTGGTTTACCTGAATTCGTGTCCTCATGCGAGGGCGCGTCACTTAGTATCAGTAATTTCGCTCCGATTGGTCCGGTTCCCGGCACATACTTGTGACTCATCCTTTACCTCGAATACTTTCGAACACACTTCGCATAAGTAAACGACTACATCGGATTTATGGCCTAATGTATCCATCATAGTCGGATCACTGTTCGCGCAATGGGGACAGTGGAGGATATTGCACATCAGTCTCTTCCTTATCTTTATTCTCTTTATCTTTAGTTTCTTCTTCTTTGTGGTGATTGGGAGATTCGATGACGCGCACATGAACTGCACGCCATCCCTTCATTGGAACCTGAAGTGGAGTGAACTCAACATACATTCCAGTCTTCAATTCAAGAAATGGAATTGTATCTTGACGAAGTGAGGTCCAATGAAAGAAAATACGAGTGAATTGAATATCCTTCGATGAGATGAAACCCCATCCAGTCTTACTGACCTTGATAATACGTCCCACAACTTTAGTATCAGTCACGAACTCTCTTCCTTTCTCCCTAAAAACGGGAGTGAATCTGTATACTGCCTCTCTAGGATGACAGCTATTAGATTCACTCCCTATCATCAAATGAATTGTATTGAAGTCAAATTATGTCAGCCAGCAGGCCGACAAGTCATGAGCATTCAATAGTTCATCCAATGAGTCTCACTCTCCTGCATCTTCATCTTCTTCCTCATCTTCATCTGTCTCTTCATCTTTCTCTGCATCTTCATCTTCATCCGTCTCGTCGTCATCGAGGAAATCATCATCACTATCTTCCTCCTCACTCTCCTCTTCATCGTCTTCCACGTCATCGAGAGTGGGATCTTCGATAGGAGTTGGAATCTCTGTTTCAGACGACTCCGGTTTAAATTCAAACTTGTAAATCATTGTATCCTCAATTACTGGACCTTAATTAAAGTTACCCACCGAAGTAACAAGGTCGTATCACTTCGATGGTAGTTGTCACCTCGGTGGGTGTAGTAGAAATTAGTTAGCGACGAGTCTCAGTCAGTGTACGCAACACTTCTGCATTGAATGGAAGTGCGTTAATGTCAATGATCTTGATTTCACTGACCGAACGCCACGCGCTCTGCCCCTGCTCATCTACAACCAGATAAACAGGTGACTTACCCTGTTCATCTCCAATCGCCAGAATCTTACACGGCTGATTGTTGTTGCGTACTGCATACAGTGGATGATTGAACGTGGCTGCGTTACGAACTTCACTCATACTTCTAACCTCCGATTGGGGAATCTCATCATGAGAGTGCGCGTATACGATTCCCGTGATATACGCGTACTGTCTCCTAAAGACGAAGGAGGGTTCCGATAGTTTTACGTGTTTATCGCAACCCACAAGCATTCACACAACCAATCAACTATTGAGATCCCAACAGTGACTGGATTACACTCTACCTACACTGACTCTGACTACGAACGGGGAGCGCGATACTTGTGATTCACACGATTCACAATACGCCCCTGCCATTCGCCATTCTCTACGAATACTTCCACCTGACGCCCCACTGCATTCGCCAGATCGAAACGCGCGCCTGCTTTCACATCCACACCGAATGCGGACAGGAAACCGACAGCGAATCCGATTGCCTTGGAATTGAAATTCCAATCGAGTGGAGTACCCTTGAAATCTTCAGACCCATTATCAGCATTCTTGATAATGACTGCTTCCACCGGATAGTTCGTGGAACCACCATCTTTCGACGGAGCCTCACCGATGTTTTCGATACTCACGAGATACCATGCGGGATCGACAGTCTTACCACGCTTCAGGTCACGGTCACTAAACTGGATGAACGGCATTCTATTACCCTACCTTTGTGTTGTGTTGCGTTGTTGTCTGCGTTGTCGTTAGAACTTGTTGACTGGCGTTGATTCGATCTTCATCTTGGCGATGGCTGGTTTGATGTACGTGTCATACAATGGATTCTCACCAAACACAATCTCCTTGCTCAGTCCAATCTCTGACTTCGCAAAGTCATCACCAGTATGTTCTGTTAGTATTGTGTAATCACCTCCTGCTCCCTCTACAAATCCCTGCTTGATATTGAAGTGATAAATTTCACCACAATATGCAGGAATCTTTGCAGCTATGTTCTTTCCCGCAGTCACAATCTGACGCGAGATGTGAGTAGTCTTCTTCGTCGTATCACGGTACTCAGCCTTGATTACATGCGCGATGATGATGACATTGATCTTATGAAATCCTCGAATGTCTTTCGTCAAGGAAATCAATTCACCTAATGCCCCCGACTCCGCGTTGTAGTCCTCAATCTCATTCACTGCGATGCCTGCGATGAGTTTACCCGCACCTGCCCCTGACGCGCGTGTCATCCCATACTTCAACTTCGTGGTCTGACGTAGAATCGAATCGGCACACGACGTGATGCTATCAATCACGATAGTCTTATATGGACAATTCGCCTGCAACTGTTCTAACTTCTTCTTAGCACTTGTCCAGTCATCGTAATCATCGTATGACACCGATTTCGGGTCTATTCCCCACTTCTTCATGGGCATGTAAATCGAAGACATTTTACGATCCCATGAAAACCAATACTGTGGTCCGGGGAATGATAATGCCTGTGTTGATTTCCTCGTCCCTGGTTCGCCTTTGAATAGACAATACAAGGAATCGAAGTTCACCGAATCCATCGTCGGCATCAGTTCATCTCTTTCAAGTCTTCATCCAATTGTTTAATTCTCTCTTTCGTAAAGTCGAATTCTAATTGAAGTGGTGCGCGTCGTTCACACAGGATGTATGCAAGGAGTGTAGGGTCATCACATGATTCCACGATATCTTCTACAGTGAAGTCCGACACTGCACCATCCTTCGTCTCAAAACAAATATCGAGGGATGGATTCAACCTACGCAACCGAATGATGAGTTCACTCACAGTCATTACTTTCCACCCCGTGTTCCATTATCGAATCCGTCTCTCCGGCTGTATCTCAGTTTAGTAGCCCGAATGACTTTCAATTCTTTGATGAGTGCGCGCGTATCATTCACACGCGCTTCCATCAAATCAATGTAACGAGTCAGTTCCTCTACACTCCATTGAGTGACGAGTTCAGACAGGAATGAATCCATTTTATTCGTCCTTACATCCTTACTAGTCATCGTCCTTATTCACCGGGTCCCATGTAGGAACCTTAATGAAATTCATTCGAACTTCTTCTTCCCTCATTCCTCTGTCAGATTCGCACACACCCTTGAACATACATGGACCGAATACCGTATCGCAGTGCGTATAATTCGGAGGCCAGTATCCAGACTCGATGTACTGAATGTACTTGTATGCGTAGTACGGCACAATCTCTGACTGCCATTCCAACAAATGGTCCGCACTATACGACACGACTTCACGCGACAGTCTATCGGCTATCTTGAGTGAGGACTGTAATCCAATCTTATTCACGATTACATTCCGTGAATTCAACAGGAAACACTGTCCGAGAAACTGATTACTCAGCTTCGTCTTCTCTCTCTTTTGTTTGAACGTCTTATGGTCCATCGATACGATTCCAATCTGATTCGTGTCTTGAATCAAATCGAATTTCGCCTTCCACATGACTCGAATCTCATCATCCTGATAGATTAACTCACGTCTGACTGATTCGACCGCAAGTGGAATGAATGAATCATTCTCATAGAACTTGAAGTACTGTTCACACGTATCCAGAGCGAATTTCCATCCTGTCTTGTAACCCTCTGAATCCTGTGGTGTATTCTGAACACCCGGATATTCGCCCTGTTCATGTCCGCACTCGGGCTTCTCCACCATCACGTCACTACAGTAAGGACAACCCTGTGCATACATCTGACCTGCTGTAAGTGCGGACCCAATACATGTCGCGCGTGGAAATCCCTGAATCTTCTGTTTGTAATACACCTCAAGTGACTTATGTATCAGTGATCCTACTTCCAATGAGTTCGACTTACCTCTCGATGAACCCAATGAATGATTGAATCTCAAGTCGTAATATCGGCCACAGCCCATCATGCTACTGAGGACTGTGGCATCGAATATTACATTCTTCTTCGGCTCAGGAATTATATCCATTATTGACTCTGAATTTGACTTTGACTCTGACTTTCTTCTCTCGTAACTTCGACTTCATTTCGTAACATCGATTCGAGTTCATTCGCGCATCTCAACAGCGCATTAGCTTCGACGTACCTCTTGGCGTATGATGCCGCCGAAGATGCTGTACGCCACTTCATCATGAGCGCGTGTAACTGTTCTACGGTCGAATATGTCATTCTATGAACCCTCTTCACTACAATAGGGACATCCATCGTGATGATAGTGAAGTGGCTCATTTCCCTTACAGTCGCGCACACCACATATCATACATTCATCGACTGGACACGTCTTGGCATCACCCGTACAATCATGTATCGACCCAGGTTTACGTCCAAGAATCCGTGTCAAGAATTCAATAGCTTCTTTCTGAGTCATACTACATACCCAGAGCTTTCTTGAGAGTATTCATTCTATCCCGGAGTAAGTGATTCTCCTCGACGGTCAGAATAAGAAACTCTCTCATGTCAGTCAAATCCTTAATTATATTATTAAGAATTTCCACTGACACATCCATCTTACTCACTACCGCTGGTGAAATCGTCTTCTTCTGTAAGACAGGTTTCGGGACAGACGTGGACTTCTGTTTCGTACGAAGAGTCGCGACTTTATTGGCAAGCGAATTCTCTGTTGTAGTGATGTTCAGTTCTTTCGCTTTCTCCAACAGTACGCGCGCATTCTCCGTATTCGATTTCGTAAAGTCGATGAATTGAACGAGTGGTTCCAACTTGTTGTGTGGCTGATAGGGTTTAGTCATGGATGTAGTTTCTTGTATTGATTCATTCGTTGTATTGACGGATTCATTCGTTGTATTCATTGTAGTCGTGTTCGTAGTGGGCATGGGTTGATTCCATTCCGTGTTCTGAACGCGCGTCAATGAAAGTAGTTCCTTGACTTGACGGATGATTGAACCGGTCCCATCAGGATTGAATACTAACAATTGTCGTTTCCGTGCCTCTGCTAAGATTCGAACAGATGTATTGTGCGAAATGAATCGAGTCATGAATACGACTCGAACATTCGTTGGCATGTCTTTATTCGTCCAGTGTTCATTCTGACTGTCCCACACCACAATCCGTGGATGTGTTCTGAGTTCATCAGTCAGATTCGATGCCTTCACACCGACTAATAGTATGTTGCCACTCGATAGTGGTAGTAGTGGCTTCTCTACATTCAAATTCATTTCATCTCTCCTTCTGATTAATCACTTGTCTCATCTCATCTCATCTGATCTCTGGATTCTACTTGTCGTCCTTGATGAGAAAGATTACAATAGCCACGAGGACCAACATCGCGTATGGATTCATTAGTGTATCTCCTTGTTATCCAAAGTTTGGAGGTGAATGTCTGAGAGGAACTTCGCCATGTCGCGCATCTTCTCAGTCACCATATTCAAGTTCTGTTCGAGTAAATCAATTCTCATCTCCATGAGATGGACTGTATCAGTGATAACTTTCGCAAGATTCAGCAGAGAGTTATCGTTCGACTGCGTGTGAAGAATAGTCTGCTCAATTATTGCAAGTAATTCCTCATAGTTTGAATTCATTATAATCTCTCATCTTCTTTCTTCCCTTCTCTCGTCATCTCACTCGCGGTGGTGGTGGTGGTGTTTGGAGGAAATAATTCATCCCATTCCGCTTCAGTGATTCCCGTCTTAATGAACTCACGTTCACTCGGTGTCATGAAATGGAATGCAATCTGAATGGATACACCATGCATCATCCACTTGAACCACGCTTCACTGATTAGATGTATGTCCGCGTCAACGATGATTCTCTGCGCCCCATTCGCGCGTCTAATCTCCGTCTGTATTGTACTGATACCCATGTCATCGTAAATCTCTGACAGGTAGTACAATTGACCCATCTTATTCATCCGATTCATCTTCGTCACTCGATTCTCCTCTCTTCTCATTCCTGTGTGGACTGAATGGATGCACAGGTTGGATTCATCGTGGCTCATTACGTGTAGCCACGTTCCAGCCTATGATGTAACCAATCAATCCTATAGCAAGGATTATACAGATTGAGCTAATCAGTATAATCACATCTAACGCCGTGTCACTCATTTCTCTCCGCGCTTCTCTTCCCACGTATCGAACGGATTATCATCCACCTCTTTCAATCCCTTATTCATCTCGACTGACTCTGCGAATGCGCGCGTATTACGTACGAGACGGTCTGTCCGTTCCATGTTCTCATCAGACACAATCTCATACGTGACGTGAACTGCATCAATAGACTGTTCGTTGTTATCTTCCGTAATTTGATTCCACTTGTCGTAAATCAATTCCTGAAATCTACGTCCCATTTCATCTAACATCGTCTGATTCGCGTGTAGGTCCACATGAACTCGGAACTCGATGTACTTCTTCTTTTCAGTCATGTTATTCTCCTATTAGTTATCCGTCAG